GGGCATGGTGCCCCCTTTCGGATTCCCTTAAGATCCGCCTAGTTATGCCCTACCTGCTCGAAAACGGACCGTACGTCCTTGGAAAAACCCATTACGGAAAAGGGGATTGGCAGCTCAACGGGCTGAACGGTTATGCTTGGCGTCGTGAGACGATCAAGCCTAATACCGTGAAGCGCGTAAAGCCGTCTGACCTCTTCAAGAATGGGACTTCCAGGGGTACGACCCTAATTGAGCAGAGCGACACCTGGTGTGAACTTCAGAAGAATGCGGGTATTGCTAAGTGGGGAATGTTGTCGTCTGTAGCCGCTGCTGGTATGGAGCAATCCACCAGTGTTGGCTTTCAACAGATTGATAATAAACTCCGCAAAGCGATACGCGCTGAGAATCTGAATCTAGCTCAGGGAGTTGCCGAGTATGGACAAGTTGGTTCCATGTTCGGTAACGCCGCTCGAGGGATAGCTGGTGCTTTCCGTGATCTCCGCGCTGGAAGGGTGACGGGTGATTTTCTCCCGTTTGCAGACGCCGTTAGGTGGTTGCAAAAACCCAAAGGTAAGAAGCAGCTTGACTTTGCTAACAAGTGGCTTGAAATCCAATATGGATGGAAACCGCTTATTAGCGACATCTTTGGACTATCGGAGGCGTTAGCCAACCGGATCCAAGGAGGTCTGGTAATCTTCGTGGAAGCTCGTCATCGCGAGACGTTCCGTTTCTCCAGGAGTCATCTTGACTCCAGGGGTTTTGGAAACGTCGTAGTGCGTGATGAGACCCACGAGTGGTACCTAAAAGGCCGCGCTCGCTACATTATCAGTGAGCCAAAACTAAAATCGCTCACCCAGATCGGAGTTACCAACCCGGCCTTATTGGCCTGGGAGCTCATACCTTACTCGTTCGTCGTGGACTGGTTGATACCCGTCGGAGACTGGTTGGCCGCGTTGGATTCCCTTTACGGGGTGTCCGACTTAACGGTTCAACGTGGTTATAAGACGGTTAGAACCCATCAAGTGACAGCGTGTGGAGGGGTAGGCATATATAAGGCTACGGACCGCTCTAGAGCGGCCCCGAACCAGACACTTGCCATGCCCCGACTCGGCTATCAGCCGAGTCAGAGCTTCACGGCTATCGGAAATGGACTGGCCCTCCTTACCCAACTTCAGCAGGGTTTTAAGCGCTGAAATCCGGTCGGTATAATCTGACCAACATCGAAAGGTATCGAAGTGAGTCAAATCACTGCACCCCTCTCCATTAACAATGGAGCTGGCACACCCGTTGCCAAGTCGTTCGCACCAGAGCGTGTCGCTCCCGGTCTTTCGGTTTTCACCGAACGGACCGCTGCGGCATCCGCCGGCTTCTACAAGCTGACGGTCGGGTTCTCGGAGGCTTCTTCGAAGCGTTCGACGAACCGCATTGACATCGGCCTTGATCTCCCGATCTTGGCCACCGTCAATGGTATCTCCAGTGTGGCCTACGTCGGTCGCTTCAGGGGCTATTTTGTGGTCCCCGATGTGATGACGGCTGGCGAACGTGCCGATTTGGCAGCGTTCGTGGCCAACGCGCTCAACAACACCCAGGTCCGAGCTGTGGTGAAGGACCTCGACCCGATGTACTGAAAAGTACTTCGGTCCGTGTTCATCGCGAGATGGCACGTTGTCTTGGTCGCAACCCTCGCCCGGGTTACCGGGTAATGTTGTTCAATTTGAAAGGTTTAGAATGATCTACACTGACTTTGCCCCCGTGGTTCTCGTTGAGAACTATTTGGACTTCCTTTACACATCTGGTATCGATTTGGATGCGCGTAAGCGCACACCCGCTGAGTGCCGGCTGTGTAAACAGTTCCTTGCCGCGAGAAATCTCGGCAGGAAGGCGAAGGCGATGATGATCTTCCAACCGATCACTCTGTGCATTGTTGTTCCCCCTCGTTCGCATGGCCCGAGTAATTGGGTCAAGGTGAATAAGGACGGTTTCAACTTAGTTCCGTTGCAGTTTACGCCGTTCAAGAAGAACTGGTCCGACCTCCTTATGAAGACTCAAAGTCTTCTCTGGAAGAAAGATCGGGCCCTCCTTGACAGCGATGCGATGGCCCAAAAGGCCAAAGCAGCTGCTAACACCCTCGATGCAGTCGGGTTGACCCGTGAGGTGGCTTTCATCAGCCGCACTACGGGTTCGTTCGATGACTTTGGGTGTGCAGCTACGGCTGCTAACTCGTTCGATGCCTCTCGGCCCGGACTTGTTAACTCTCAGTCCCTTCCGGGATTGGAAGTATCGGAACTTGATCGAGAGTCGGTGTCAGAGCTCTTTGAGTCTGGCACCTTCTCTCGCTAAAGCACAGATGACGCGCGTAATGGAGATCTTATGACCGTTAGGCATAAGGCCCGGGTCCTTAGACTCGAGCTTTCTCTTGTAAAGTGTCTGTGTGAAAACATAGACACACCCAGAGCTTTAACAGTGTGGCTCCTAATTAGGGAAAAGCAATTCCAGGACTTAATGGATCTAGAGATCGACCCGAATCACTATTTGGACCATCAGCGTTTTGCTGATGACTATCTGGTGACGAAGGTCCTCTCGAAAAATCCACGAGTCCCGGTTGATGTTGATCCCGAACAGGAAGCACTGAAGAAGTTCTGGGAAGCCGAGGAAGTGTGCGCCGAGACCAATGAGCGTCTTCTTAGGTTCGCGCAGGATCCGCATATCGCGGACCCGGATGTCCTTGCAACTGTGATGAAATCACAGGAGCACATCCAGCGAATCCTTGGTGATCTAACGAAAGCCAAGATCAGCTTTGCTGAATCGAAGATGCGATTTGGTCCTGGTGCCACAACTTCACTTTCTGGTGTTGTGACTCAGGGTAAGAAGTATTCGCGTCGCACTCTGGACGCAACTCCGAGAGTCATCCCATTTAGAACCTTCGGTTTTCCGGACGCCTGGAAAGGCGCTGCTTCAGACATTCGTCTGCGGCGGAGTTCAAAGATGAGGATAGTTCCCAAGAAGGCTACTTGCGGCCGAACGATTTGCATCGAGCCCGATCTGAATATTTTTGTTCAGCTAGGGCAGGGTGCTTTGATCAGGCAGCAGCTACGTCTTTTTGGACTTGACCTGAGTACACAGAAGAATAACCAAGATTTAGCCCGCGAGGGTTCGGTCGAGGATCGACTGTGTACAATGGACTTATCCAGTGCGAGCGATCTCATTTCACGTGAGGTCGTGTGGCTTCTTTTGCCATACGCTTGGGCGGACTTTCTTCACTTTTCGCGAGTCGACTATGTCGAAGTAGCGAAGGGTGAAGAGAAAATCCTGAACAAGTGGTCGAGCATGGGTAACGGATACACCTTCGAGCTCGAAACCCTGATCTTCTACAGCATCCTCCTAGGTGCTGCTGAAGTGAAGGGTTGTTTAGAGGTTGACAAAATTATCGCTTATGGCGATGATCTAATCTTCCCCTCTGAGCTAGAGCCGTTGGTCCGGAGTACTCTGAACTTTCTAGGGTTCAGAGTGAACGTCGGAAAGACCTTTGGCAAAGGGGCTTTCCGCGAGTCTTGCGGTACAGATTGGTTCTTGGGTCACAATGTCCGTCCGTATTTTCTACGAAGCGAGCATCATGACTTTGAATCGACCTGCTACATCATCGCTAATGGGTTCCGTCGCTGGAGCCGTCACGACAGTTATCGTGGTCGGCATTGCGACTTACGCCTGTTCCCTGTTTGGCTACGCTGTCTTACGGCAGTTAAACCAAGCGTTCGTCATCGAATCCCCGAAGGGTTTGGAGACGTCGGCTTCATCTCAAACTGGGATGAAGCTCACCCCGCCTTTGTACTCTCTCACAAGGAGAGATATGGGTGGGGAGGGTACGCTTTCCGTTATAGGGAAGTGCGAGCGGTGAGTGAAACGATCGACGTCGAGGGCTGCCTTCTGGCGGCTCTTAACGGGCAAGGAGCGTCTTACTCCCTTGGGGAGGAGGCGCTTCGAGGTCGTTTCTTACCTGCAAGACCTAGACACGGGTACACTTTGGTGTGGCCCGATCTCGGACCCTGGCTGTGATTAAGTTCACTTACTAGGGTTTCCCCCCGTATGGGGGGTGGTTC